CTAAAAAGGTGTAACTTTCCTCATAGGCATTTTGTGCCCGTTGACGATAGGTTCCTATGGTGCGTTGATAAGCAGCTTCGTAATGCTCAGCATCCAGCTCAATATCAACAATTTGATCGCCCAGTTGCAGGCGTACATAATCGATAAGACTTTGTTTTAAGGTTTCTAAACTGGATTGATTTTCTAAGGCCATGTAAGCAACTCCGATTGCTTGTATTTAGCTCAAAGTTGTTTGGCCGCTAGTTCCGGATCGTATAAAGGAACAGCACAAAAAGTCACAGTATCTTTTAAAACTTGAATATTTCTTTTGAATGCCATTACTGTTTCTAAATTATAGTAGTTGTATTGTGTATCAATGGGTTGTGTCCACTTCAGTCCTGTACCTATTCCAGTGCCGTTTTCTATCTCGTAATTGGGTTCTACTGTTCCCGCAAACTCCGTCCAATCCTGGTTCCAATCCAACAGATAGGGCAATATCAACATGCGCCATCCAGGGGCCATACATGCTCGCCATGGCCAATGTAATAGTTTAAAACGATATTCATAAGGACTGTAATCGACAGTTCCATTGGGCTCTTGCCAAGGGCCGCCTGGGCAACTAGCAAATTGGGTGCCATACATCATTGCAGGATGCAATCGACCTCGGCTAAAATAAGTGTCGTCACCAGTTAATGTTTCTGGCAACGGTATGGTATATCCAATAGATGCTAGTCCCCTAAATCCCAAACAGTTTCTAACAGTTTGTTTATTATCCACGAAATCAATGTCAACACTATGAGCCTTTTGATCTTTGAACCATTGCGGCATGTGATTGCGGATAGGAGTGGGTGCTGGGCACTGTAGGTACTGTATATCAGGATCTTGACTGTATTCCCAAGTTAGATAATCAGTAACTTGAATATCTTGCATTGACTTACCAGGCCCAGAGTATGATCAAATTGTCGTTGCCACGGCCGTTGTATTTGGTTTCTGTGGCTTTGATTTCAGCAAATGCTTTACGAGCCGCTGGCTTACCACCACCTGTAACTGCTCGGATCTGTTCAGCAGGTTTGCGTAGTGTTTTTTGCACAGTTGCCAAAGTATCAAATCCCGCAATTGCACTACCTTTGACTGTGAAGGTCCCGATGTGGCTGTCGGCCATGACATGAATAAGTTTGCGTTTGGCGGTGTCATACAACCATGCTTCCGTGGCACCAACAAGTTTGGTCACTGATTCTGATTTGAGTTTGAGCTCATCAAACTCTCGGAGGAATTTAAATTTGCGTGTGATCTTTTCTGGACTTACAGCTTTCTTGGCACGAGGTTTACGTTCTACTTTTTTCAATTGAACATAACTGTTGCAGTCGTTGATCACGGTCTCACAAAATTTGACACAGTTTTTGAGTTGTAGTTTTGTAAGATGACTGTAGCCTTCGACTAGGTCGGCATCTTCACCGGCTAATACTTCATTGAATTCACTCAGTCGTAATTCCCAAACAGCCGATACTGTACTGATCATGTTGGGACTAACATTCATACCACGCATTAAAGCAATAGGTTTAAAGTCTGCACTCATTTTGGCACCAGCTGTAACAAAATCATCGAACATGCCTTCAAGTTCGCCACAACACTCTGAAATTTTTTCACGTAGGTGATCTTGGATGGTCAACTTTGCCACGGCCGCATCGGCATCAACTTCGCTTTGCACCTTTTTAACTTCTTGTTTTGATTTGAGCATGGCTGAAATTTGTTCGTCAACAATGCCCTGTTCGTGCTCGTTGAGTACCAAACCCAACAATGTCATGCGACAAACCCAGGCTGGTGTGAGTCTAATTTGACTGTCCGGAATACCACGCATGAGTTTGGCATCTACTTTGCGTCCGTTGTGCTCCAAATAGTGGCACAGCATTTCTTTGGCATCTTTTTTGCCATAGTGATAGTTGTACCACTGGAACGCATTGGCCAAACTGCTGATGCGATTTTCTTCTGTGGGTTGGAATTTCCACTCAGGTTCGTGCCCCACATATTTGGTTTCAGCACCCTTGGGGTTTAGTCTTTTGATTTCGTTTGATTTGGCCATAGTGTTTATTGTATAGTAAAGTTTGGTCAAGGTCAACCAAGTAGGTTGGCAAAGGTTATGTGTTGTTCTAAATTGGTCAGTAAATCGGCCACTTGTTTTACCAGCTCACGATAACGGACAGTTTCTCGATGTAGCCTGCGACATTCTACACTTTCCATATCTGCGGCCACAACGGCTTGGTCCACACCTTTTACCATTTTTAGCAGGTCTCTACGGGCCACCTTGTTTTTAACTGCGGCGATAGCACGTTCTGCAGAATCCAACCGTTGAAATAATTCGTCCATTTTGTAATTATACCGGCTTTTGAATTGCTAGTCAATCTAACCCATAAATACATGACTATGCCACGCTTATCGCTCTATCGCCCTAATAGAACCAATGATTATCAATTTTTGGATCGTACCATATCAGAAATGTACACAGTTGGCGGACTTGACATTTTCGTACACAAGTACCTGGGTCCGCAAGGTGCTGGCACAGACAACGGCAACAATGACGCTACAATTCCCAACTATAACAGCACCAATCCTTTGTTTATTGAAGATTTGTTGCTGTTGGAAAATCGTGATAGAGTTTATGCGCCTGACGTGTTTGTCATGCGCGGAGTGTATCGCACACAAGATGTAGACTTTGATCTTACGCAGTTTGGTTTGTTCCTAAATGGCGACACTTTGTTTGTTACGTTTCACTACAACAACATGATCGACACCTTGGGACGCAAACTTATGTCAGGAGATGTAATCGAAGTTCCTAACCTAAAAGATTATCATCCTTTGGATACCAGTTTGGTCAAGGCACTGCCCAGATATTATGTAATACAAGATGCAAATTTTGCTTCAGAAGGATTTAGTCAGACCTGGCAACCGCACCTGTGGCGCATCAAGGCCACACCCATGGTCAATGCTCAAGAATACAGCCAAATTATTAACCAACCGTTTATGCCAGAAAACATCTGGGATTCAGGTAATTTTTATCCTGCTGGTGAAACGGTCAACAACGGTGGCACCTACTACACAGCAAGTCAAAACGTTCCGCCTGGCACTGATATTGGCAACACAGCCTATTGGACCCCAGTGACCACTCCCAACACCGTGGGCGACAAGCAAACAACCAGGCCCAAAGATCTGCAGATCAACGACGCCATACTCACACAGGCCTATGAAGATGTGCCACTGAGTGGATATGACAATGTTAAATTTTACATTTTACCAACTGGTCCCAATGGTGAACCTGCTAGTGCTGGACTCACCGCTGACAACACCACCAACACAGTGGACGGCACACAGACCGGTGAAGGTATTACGCCCAATGGATTTGGATATGCTCAAGGATATCTTACAGGATCAACTCATGCACCCAACGGATTACCTGTGACTCCGGGTGTGCAATTTCCGCCTACTCCTGTGCTGGGCAATTACTGTTTGAGATTGGATTATTTTCCCAATCGCCTGTTTAGATATGATGGACGAGCCTGGGTAGCGATTACCGACAATGTTAGGACCGATCTTGATTATGCTGCTGAAGCACTCACACAACGAGCCAGCTTTGTCAACAACACTTATACTGTGCCCACAACCGATATTGGTAATATACCAAGTCGCCAGAGTCTCAGCAAGATACTAGAAATTACACCCGACAACGGTGACCAAGGTGGCAATATTATGCCACCCAACCCAAGACCCCCAGGGAGATAATCATCGCTCAGTTCTTCTACGACGCCCAGATCCGTCGATTCTTGTTACAGTTTGCTCGGGTGTTCAGCAATTTTGATGTTGCTTACGGGCCAAATCAAGCTGGACAAGGGCCAGGGTTTGATCCTGAGTCTGATACTTTGATCCGTGTGCCGGTACGCTACGGTGATTCCAGTCGCCAGGCCCAGACCATATTGCAGAACAATTCAGCCAATGACATGCCGTCTACGCCCTTGATGACTTTTTATATCACTGATCTAAAATATGATCGTCCCAGGATGCAGGAACCATATTTTGTGGACAACATCAGAGTAAGACAACGCACCTATGACACAGCCACTGACACTTACGAAACCACTCAAGGCAATGCATTTACCATTGAACGTGCCATGCCTGTGCCATATGAAATGACCATAAATCTTGACATATGGACTAGCAACACCAATCAAAAAATGCAGTTGTT